ACAGCCCTCGAGAACATTTCCATAGTCTGATAGGTGTGGTTAACCACGATCAATGGAATGTTCTTGATGGTGAGGTGAGGTGTGACCATACGGAACAATGACTTAAGTTGCTTAGCACGAGTCATATCGGCAGAAGAGCTCTGCTTTAGAGCATCCTCAATTTCTTTCTTCGAAGCCAAGTTACCTACTGAGTCGATGACGATGATGATATGATCACCACGCTTGATCTCTTCAAACTGTTTCATGATATCAAACTTTAGTTGTTCGACGTCAGTGATCGGAGTATGTAGGACACGACTGGTATCGATCTTGAAAGAATCAAAGTAGGCCTGTGGAGTACCGAACTCTGAGTCATAGAATAGAAGCACAGCATCATCATACTTGTCCATGTAGGCCTTAGCCATGAGTAGACTGAACGATGTCTTAAAGTGCTTGGATGGACCAGCCCAGATCGTCAGACCTGGAGCTAGACCACCATTTAGACTACCAGATAGAGCGATGTTAATCGCCGGTACACTGGTAGGAATCATATCCTTCTTATTAAAGAACTTAGACTCAGCCAAGATGTCAGTATCTTCGATAGTAGAATTCTTTTTTAGTCTAGCTAGTAAAGCGCTCATTTTACCTCACGTGGTTGGATGATTTGGACAGTACCTTGACACATCATATAGAAGTAGCCTTTGCTACCACGGTCGAGTATGACACACTGTGGATTGTCACGGATGACTTGCTCTTGTTCACGGGTAGCCCGGTCAGCCGATAAGATCAGCAGTGCACCGATACATGCAAACGCGATTAGCATGAAGATCGAGAAGGCTTCGCGACCGAGCCATTGGAAGAATTTAGACATTGATCTCTCCTGTGTTTGGATCATATTGTTATAGTACACTGTTCTGAATTAAAGTACACTAGAAAAATGCGTCAAGCGTGTTTCTATTTTCGGTGTCGTACCCGATCTTGTCGAGGATGGACTTGAGTGGTTCTAGGAAAGACTTATCGAATTGGAGATTGTAGTCGATGTACTGATCGAGGTCTAGAGCTCGTGGTAAGGTATTCACCACAGAGATGACGTTCTCCCTAATAGGATTGGGCACACGCATATAACAGAACTTGATCTTCTCACCTTCCTTGACAGTCTCGTATCGATCTGCTAGACCACGATCTGCTAGAAGCTTGTTGTAGACTAGAGCACCACGAACATGGATCGGAGTACCCTTCTTGTAGATTGAGGACCTGTCACGGTACTCAGCTAGGTTGTTGCAACCACGAGGGAACGCAACATCTTCGAATGGAAGTGTCTTGAACTCCTTACGGAAGTCTTCGATGAAGTTGATGACGTCTTTCTCGTCACCACCCATGATGAGCTTAAGTGCACTCTTAATCTTCTCACGACAGGCTGCAGGAGTAGAGGACTTGACTGCTTCGATACCCATCATCTTTAGCTTTGGTTCTGCGTATCGAACACCTTCATTGTCATAGACATTGAGGATATACCGCTTCTTTGCAGTCCAGATGCCTTTGTTGGCAATGGCTTCACGCTTCATCTTTAGGAATGGAGTATAGGCATTCATAAGATTGGCAAGATCATCAAAACTCTTCTTGATCTTCTTCTCGAGGACTTCACCGCAGACCTTGTCTAGATAATCGACACGCTTCTCGATACTAGGATCCTTTAGTGCAGTCTTGACGAGATCAGATAGATTGAGATAGACTGAGTCAGTATCGATGGCGATGACACGATCCTTCTTGCTATCCAGCATCTTGTTGAGGAAGTCATTGACATTCTTCTCGGTCCAACGGATAGCAAACTGACCGGTCAGTGTGATGGCCTCAGCGAACTCGATCTCGAACCAACGGAAGTACTGATTACCGAGAGCACCATAGAGTGAGTTGAGCTGGATCTTACGGGCCATCTGAAGGTTATTGAACTTAGAGATCTTGTTTCGAAGTTCTACTGTCTTGTTGAGTTCGTATTCCTTTTGAGCCTCGATCATCTGCTTCTTGTACAGCTTACGTTCGATCATCATCTTCTCGACCAACTGAGGGAATGCACCCTTGAAGTCTCGATCCCACATGCAACTATTAGCAGTCATACAGCAGTTGTTGTCATGCATGGTCTTTTGAGCATGAGGACTTGCCATGGCACCATCGAGTAGGTTATCGACCGAGAACCGTGCAGCATACTTACCACGGAATGTCTCAGGTGAGATGTTGTACTGTACGATGATGGATGGATATAGAGATTCCACATCGAATGATACCACATCTTCGTGCATACCAGTGATAGGATCCTTCACATAGGCACCAGCGAACTGATCTGGCTTCACACTATTCTTGCTCATCGAGATCACGATGTTCTGTGACATCAGATGATTATGGATGATAGTATCCCATAGACGCACAGAGGTGAATACGTCAGAGTAGTTAATCTTTGCATCATAGGCAACGGTCAGTGCAAGAGAGATGAGGTTCATCTTCTCATCAAGACGTTCTACGAGAAGCACATCTTGGACGTTATACTCCATGAACTTCTGGAAGTCGTTCTTGTAAAGATCACGTAGGCTATCATACTCAGAGTAGTCCAACTTACGTTGACCTAGCTCGACGAATGCAATATGATCCAGCTTGTACGACTCTTGGTTCGTATAGGTGAACTTCTTGTAAAGTTGCATGAAGTCTAGTGTACAGATACCCTTAGGCTTGTACACCTGCTGCTTACGCCCCATGATCTCTACGGTACTATCTTCTAGCATCCGCCATGGGGATAACTTCTTGGCAAAATCTTCACCGTGGACACGAGTGATCCGATTGACGAGATACGGGATATCGAAGAACTCTACGTTCCAACCTGTGATGATATCAAGGTCCATCGCATTCCATGCGTCTAGGAACTTAAGGAGTAGTTGACTCTCATTCATGCACTGGATATATGTCACGTGATCAGGTGGATTGAAGTCACCACAACCGAGTGCTACGATCTTGTCCTTACACTTGATGGTGATGGCCGTGACCGGTTGATCTGCAGTGGCGATGTTAGGAAATCCACCCTCTGACTCAGTCTCGATATCGATGTTACCGATGTTGATCTGAGAAGGATCAAAGTCTACGGTACCAGGATAGAAGTCATTGATGAAAGTATAGGCGAACTTATCGAGACCATAGATCTCAACACCATCGACATCAGCATACCGCTTGAGGAAGTCACGAGCTTCATATACAGAGTCGAACTCGACCTTGTCTACCGGCTTACCGTACAGGGACTTGTACTTGGTATCACTGGACTTAGAATTTAAAAATAAGTATGGCTTATAGTCGATCTTACGTTGAACACGCTTACCGTCTTTTTTACCACGAAGATAGATAGTACTGCCACGAAGGCTGACATCAGTATAGAATTCCATTCATCACCTCAAACTACTGCAATATTCAATATACACCATCGGCGTATTAATGTACACAAGTATTTGAGTTTAGCTGGTCTTTTCTGATGGGTAGAGTGAGTACTCTCTGGATCTGATCTTCTCTAGGTACTTGTTCATCTTATCAATGTACCCACGATTACGTAGCTCTTTGTAGAGAAGATTCTCATAAGAGAATTCACCGGCTCTAGCAATACCAGCACCACGCATAAGTCTAAACTTAGTCTTGAGGGCTGAGATCTGCTGAGTATTATCACCATCACTCTTGATGAGCTGGTTGATAGTCTTCATGTACTCTTTGACCTTACGCTTAAGGCCTTTGTCTGCATTGAAGTTAACTGCAGTCTTCTTGGGCTTCTGGATCCACTTATCGTTCTTGATAGAATAGATACCTTGGTCAGATGCCTTCTCGGTATAGTTCTGAGCATAGAGCTCTACAGGATAGCCTAGGACTTTAATGTCTGGGTGTTGAAGCGCCCATAGAGCCTTCTTATCAAACAGATAGTCATCAACTAGTTCTTTATCCTTAGAGATCTTACGCATGTCGACCAATAGGTGGATATCGATGTCCGACATAGGTGTATAGTTATAGTTGGCATTGCCACCGGTCACTACGATGTCCTTGATGGCCGATGTAGGAATATGTGCAAACTCTTGCCATGCTCCAGCAATCTTCATTAAAACATCTCTGACTAATGGCTGCATCTGATCGTCATCGTCCCAGATCAATCGATTGATGTCATCATGATACTGAAGAGTTAGATTGAATGCTTCGAAAGTTAATGCCATGATGACCCCGTGATTTGCTACTTTATTTATAGAAAGGGGGCAACTTTCGTCGCCCCCAATTTAGTCTATAATGTTTTTGTGATATGTTCTTCCCAGTCATCATCCTCAATATTGATCTTTTGAGGTTTTTTGTGATCTGGTATAATGTTTTCTAACCAAAGTTTTAACATACCATTGACCATCTTAGCTGTTTTGACTTGAACAGTATCAGCTAGATTGAATCGGTGGTTAAATGCCCGTTTGGCGATTCCTTGCCACAGATATACGTGGTCTTTTTCATCGATTAGATCATTGAGATCTGACCGTCCATCAGACTTGACCGATAGAATCCCATCTTGATATTCTACTTCAATATCCTGTTTACCGTAGCCGGCAACAGCAATCTCAATAAGAAATTTATTCTCATCGATCTTTTTAATATTGTAAGGGGGGAATGTTGGCATCGTGACCTTTGTGTTACGTTGAAACTCTTCTAGAGTCTTGAACACGTCATCGAAGCCAATGAAGTAGTGTTTGTTAATCATATTAATTCTCCTATAAAAGCGAGAGTATTATGCTGACCCATTATGGCATCAGCGAAGTTATTTATTACTAATTAGTCGTTTTCTTAGCTCAGATGAACTAAAATTGTGTGATCTTTTATTATAGTAGATATTGATGCCTAAAAGCTTTCCAGTAAACGTAGTATCTTTATACTCGTCAGAGACAATACGAACATCGATATTATAAGTCGATAGTAGATTGAATAGATCATCTTCAGTATCATAAGGAACGATCTCGTCAACGAACCTACAACCTTTAAGTTGAGTATATCTCTCAAAGGTCGTCTGAACCGGTTTATTCTTATTGTTTCTATCATTGGTAGGATCTGTTTGAAGTCCTACGATGAGCCAATCACATTGCGCCTTGGCCTCAGCCAACATTAGTACATGGCCTGCATGTAGTAGGTCAAATGCGCCACACGTAAATCCAATTCTCATTATATACCCTTTAATAATATAATAACGATACAAATGATAGTTACTATAAAACAAATCATAATACTTATCATCTAAACGTCTTCCACTTGGTACCAAATAAAATAGTACAAGTTATACGTCGTAGGATACTTGGTTTCTTAAAGAATCTAATAATGACCGATCCATCCCCAAACATATCCATCTGCCACCTTTCGGGTGATACAGTTGTTCTAAATTGACTGTCCCCAGGTGGTATCACACTCCATCCATCACTCATAATATATCCTAAATTACCGGTGTCCGATATTATACTTACTCTGTAGGTTCCAATTGGCTTTGTCTTTGAAGACGATGATCTTGACTTGACTAATAGGAGCAATAGGCTCTATAGACTTTGCTACATCGACCAGCTTGACTAGGTTCCATTCTGCTAGTAGATTAGCTATGGTATTACGTCTGGCGATGTCACTCTCAGAGAAGTCAGTAGGTTTACCGTCAAGAGCAAACAGCTCTTTAAAATGAGTGATATAGTACTTGCCCTGCTTATGCAATATATGACAAGACTGATATAGAGTATTATCCTTACGAGAAGGGATACCAATCCGTGTGAGAGTCTCTTTGACTTTCAAGAAGTCATCAGCATCATTTAACGTAACTTCCACTAGGGATTGAATAATACTCGCATTCATTTTGTGCCGCCTTGTTCTCTACTTTTTCTTATCAACTTGATCTGATCATCTGATAAGATAGACATGGCTTGGCGAGCTTTATCATCATTATATCCATAATGTACCTTAACCAGTTCTAAATCATCTTCTGATATCTTTTTGACCCACTTAGCATAACGCTTCTGTGGTCTGATACTATTTATAAGATAGTAAAATTGCATATCATGATCTAGATGGGCACAACGATTCAACTCATTAGCATAGAGAATTGTATCGGTAAAGTACGATAGGCCTTTATTAATGATGTATGGAACGTAGTCTTTGTTTGCCTGTGGATCCTCCTTGAATATATCTTTCTTGGTCTGAGAGACCGCATTGATAAAGTCGAAGGGGGAACTCATTACTTAAACTCGCAGTCGGCCAAGATCTCTACTAGGAATGCTAGAAGATTGACTTCATGGTCAGCTACGAATGCTGCCTTGTATTGATAGTCAGCAATATGGATGATCAACTGTGGTACCGAGTTTGGAGTCAATACATCAGATGCATTGTCATAGAACTTACGGAAGATCTCAGCCGAATTCAGATCAGAGTATTCACCGACCCACTTACGGATAGAACTGAAGTCCTTAGCCTTCATGTGCTTAAGAAGTACCTTAAAGGACTCTTCGGACATGTTGATCAGGATACCCGAATCGATTGCACCAGTGGCAGAGTACCGTTGCAATTCATTCAGTGCACGACGCCAGTCAGGATAGTACTTGGCGATGACTGCAAGAAGGGTATCTTTATCGAACTTAACATTCTCAGTGTTGAGGATACCAGAGGCGCGCTTAAAGAACTGCATAGCTAGAGCCGGCATATCCTTCTTTGTGATCTTGAAGTCGATCACTGAGCATCGAGAGTGTAGTGGTTCGATGATCCGGTTCTTGAAGTTACAAGTTAGGATGAACCCGCAGTTCTTAGAGAACTCTTCCATGAAGTTACGGAGTGCAGGTTGAGTAGAGTTTGCATTCAGGTAGTCAGCCTCATCTAGGATGACATACTTACGACCGCCAGTGAAAGACACCGAGGATGCAAAGTTCTGGATCTCATTACGTAGAGTATCGATATTACCCTTCATCGAAGCATTGATGACGATATAGTCGCACTCTAGTTCTTCTAGCATGGCACGTGCCACGGTGGTCTTACCGACACCGGCACCACCCGCTAGGATTAGGTTAGGGATATTTTTTTGATCTACGAATTGTTGGAAAGTCTTCTTTAGATCATCAGGTAGAATGGTGTCGGCAATCGTCTTAGGACGATATTTTTCCACCCAGAGAAACTCTTGTTGGTTATTCATAATATAAACTCCTCACATGTGACCAATATTCAATATACACTATGCACTATTAAATGTACACAGTTAAAGCTTCTTAGTTATAGATATAGTCAACTCAGTATTAGTCTGTTTAAGAATAAGTATTTCATCAGGTATTTGTGCTATTTTATATGCAAAGTCCTTAATAGAAAGTATTTGGCTATATGTTAAAGCAATTTCACTACTAGTAGTCTCTGGATATGATGCAGATGTAATAACATTTGATGATAGATAATCTTCAATACATTGATCACATAGAATTCCATGTTCAACATCAGAAACTGGTGTAAAAAACTGGCAATCATATTTACTGCCATAGTAACAATAAATTCCAAAAATACCACTTTCACTAGCACACCCATGTGCTGATAAGGTACCAAGAATCTCTTCGTATTCACCTTGACATGAACAACATGTAATCATAATATATCCTTTTCATAATAAATGGCGAAGGTCCACGGTACCGCCCCGTGTTCTTCAGTTTTGGAGACTGACACATCACTTTAATGCTTGACCGACAAATGGAGGAGGGAGTGGGATTCGAACCCACGGTGGACTTTCACCCACGCTAGTTTTCAAGACTAGTTCCTTAAACCGCTCGGACATCCCTCCATAATAGATGCGGACCTAACCGTGAGTCCGCGCGTGCTATTTGAGGTTGCAACCCTATAGTGGCTGGATAGGTAGGGCTCGAACCTACGACATTAGAGTTAACAGCTCTACGCTCTACCAACTGAGCTACTATCCATTAGTTGATCTATTTATAATCAATATTACACATTAAATAAATCTAATGCTTCCCATGGCAAATTATCTTTTCCAAAATGACCATAGTTTGTAGTCTGTGTGTATATAGGACGGAACAACTCAAACTTATCGATGATTCCCTTTGGTGTCAAGTCAACATTCTTAGAGATCCATTCAGATAATTCTTGATGATCTTGGCCGTTGACTTTAACATTTACACTAACTGGTTCTGCAACACCAATGGCATATGCCAATTGAACTGTAGCAGACAGTGGTGACAAATCATTAGCACTATACACTATATTCTTAGCCAAGTACCTAGCCATATATGCAGCAGTTCTATCTACTTTTGTTGGATCTTTACCACTAAAAGCACCACCACCATGGGGCGAAGAACCACCGTAAGTATCTACGATGATCTTTCTACCTGTTAGACCAGTATCTCCATCTGGACCACCGATAACAAATCTACCTGTAGGATTGATTAAGAATTCAGTTTGTCGCAAGGTGACTGGTGAAATTATATTACGGATAGCATCTTCTACTATTTCCCTAACATGTTCAATTTCTACATCTTCTTGATGTTGAGTCGAACATACAATTTTACGAATACCGATAACTGAGTTATCATTACCATACTCTAGAGTTACTTGTGCCTTAGAATCTGGTCCTAGCTCAGTTAGACCGTTCTTACGAAGAGAAGTTAGATGCTCCATTATAAGGTGGCTATAATAGATGGCCGCTGGCATATAATTTTGAGTCTCATTACAGGCATATCCAAACATAAGACCTTGATCACCAGCACCAAAATTATCAGTACCTAAAGCAATATCTGCAGATTGTCCATGCATCAAATTAGTGATCTCTACTGTACGCCAATCAAAGCCGGATTGTTCATATCCGATGTTTTTAATTGTAGAACGTACCGTAGCATCAACTTCTTCTGGACTTAGAACACCTTTGTATTCCCCAGCTAAGATCACTCTATTAGTAGTGACCATAGTTTCACAAGCACATCTCATGCTATCATCTTCGTGTGACATAACCAGATCTAAGATAGAATCGCTGATTAGATCAGCGACTTTATCTGGATGTCCTTCACTGACACTTTCACTTGTAAACAAATAGCTCATTGATTAAGACCAAAGCATATTATAATATTTACCGAAAAGACGATTGCCATTATCAATTCTAGAGCCATGAGCCTCAAATTCTGCTTTGTTGGTATTGAACTCGTCATCTAGATATGTATTTTGTTTAGCATGTTGTTCAAATGTCCAGATCATTTCGTCGATAACATAATCCCAACGAGCATGATAGCGACTATCGGTGTCCCATTCATTTTTCTTTACTTCTAAAGGATCAACACGAAGATGTTCAGGAACATCAGCATCATCAACCCATGGAGAACCGCTCTTGGCATCCTTTAGCTTCTTAAGAGCAGGAGCAATAACAATAGCCAGAGTATAGTCTAATGCCCAAACGTCTTGCTTTTCGATCTTTACCTTGACCTTCTTAGGGATCTTTGCAATAATCTTATTGATAGTAGCATTGAGGATATTATCAATAGTATCACCAATTACAACAACTGACATGTCTAGATTAGATAATTGCTCTTGTTCCATAGACCAATATGGTTTACCATACTTCTTCTCGAAATACTTATTGACAAGTCGGTAAGTGTCAACTGCAAAATTATCATTTCCAATATTAACTTTCATCTTCTAATTCTCCTATAACTACATTCATTTGCAGATCCCCGATATCATCGGCAAGCTTCTCGATCTCTTCCTCTGGAGCACCTCGAGCTTTCATATCGTTTAGTCGTTCGATCAGCTCAAAGATAGCTCCGATTTGTATCTTACTCATTTACTTGCTCTTAGATTCCGTTGCAACCCAATAAGTTAGACCGGCAGCACCAAACCGTGAGATACCCATAGACGTAAGTGCAACAGTATACTCTGCAGGAATTAGCTTTAGGTTTTCAGGCTTAAAGATGACTTCAAAGTCTTTGGTGCAAGATCCGACATCGACAGAGAAGACGTCAGCGGTAGATACCTTAGAGTCGATAGCACGGACAGTGATAACACCGTCTTCACCGACAATTGCAATCTCAGGCATTTGAAGGACAGAGCCTGCACGTGCAATAGTAGATAGTGCTTCAGACGATAAGGTGAACTCAACTTCAGTATCGGGGAAGTTGATGTCCTTAGAAGGAGGTGCAGGCACCATAGTCTCAGATGCATACGTGTAGTTGACACGCTGCTTACCAGAAGTGATAGTCACATAAGTGGCAGTGAATTCAAACTCAGGTTCATTGAACAGAGAGATCACACCTAGGAAACGTGATAGATCATAGATGGCAAATTGATGTTCAAAGTTCTCTTCAACTTCTGCACGAGCCACGATCGTCTTTAGTGGTGATACCGTCTTGATGATATTACCAGGTCGGACTAAGATCGATTGGTTAACTGTAGAGAAGTTCTTTAGGATTTGTAGGGTACGTTCACTCAACTTCATTTTATATTCACTCCGTGTGATTGGCTATAATCTTATAATACACTGTCTGGATTAATTGTACACACTTATATAGTGAAAACCGCTATAAAAATAAATATAATCGAGACATTGAAAGGTAAAAACATGAATCCGATAACAGCATTACAGACTAAGTGCGGTATAACTGCTGACGGTGCTTGGGGACCAGGTACGTTTAATGCAGCCATGAAACACTATGGACTGACGAAGAATCGTGCTGTCCATTTCTTTGCACAGACACACCATGAGACTGGTGCGTTCAAGGCCTTTGTTGAGAACTTAAACTACTCAGCTGATGGTTTACAGAAGACCTTCAAGAAGTACTTTCCAACACCAGCTTCAGCCAGTGCCTATGCTCGTAATCCTGAGAAGATCGCCAATAAGGTATACGCTGGTCGGATGGGTAATGGACCTGAGTCATCTGAGGATGGTTATCGGTACCGTGGTAGAGGTGCTCTACAGCTGACTGGAAAGGATAACTATAAGGCTTTTTCAATTTACTGTAAAAGACCTGATGTTATGACAAATCCAGATCTAGTAGCTACAGAGTTGGCCTTTGAATCTGCCATGTTCTTTTTTGAAAGGAATGGTCTATGGGCTATATGTGATAGAGGCATCGGTGATGCTACTATCACTGCAGTGACCAAGAAGATCAATGGTGGAACCAATGGTCTTGATGATAGGATCGTCCAGACAAAGAAGATGTCTGCCTGGTAAAATTGGGGAGAGCTTGCGCTCTCCCCTTTTTCTTACTTCTTTTTGCCGAGCTTTGAAGGATCGACTGTAGCTGCTGCACCGACTGCAGCAAGGTCGGCTAGTGAACCACCGAAGATATAAGATCCGACGTGCTGTAGTTGGATCCAAGGAGCTAGCCATACCTTCAGACCAGCCTTACGTGCCTGCTGACAGAACATATAGTCTTCGGATAGATAACGCTTGGTCTCAGGATCGATGATACAATCGAAGTAGGCCAAGATCTCACGTGAACCATCGAAGTGTGCAGTACGCACGTGGTCAGGCTTGTAAGAGTACTGAGGATAAGTTGCTGCATACTTTTCAAAGGTAGCACGCTTGATCATCATGAACCCGGTACCAGACTCAAGTACTTCAACTGGTTCACCAAGAGGGATCTCGGTACGACCACCAGCAGGATTGAAGACGTAGTCACCGACGAACTTCTCTAGGACATTAGCATCTTCATCAGCTACACCCATATCGACGGCTGCCTTGACCTTTTCCCATGAGATACACTTCTTAGGATAAGGTGCACATAGGATGTCATAGTCAGATTCATCATCCATCATGGCTAGCATAGTGATGACGTCTTGAGCATTGAACCCGATATCAGAGTCAATGAAGATCATGTGGCTACAGTCAGAGCGAAGGAATTCGTCTACGCAGTAGTTACGTGCACGAGTGATCAGTGATTCGTTGAATAGGTAGTAGAATCGCAGTTCGATGCCATAGTGGACAGCAGCTGCTGATAGATCGTTGGTAGAACGGCAGAACATACCTGCACACTGGCCGCCGTACATAGGTGCTGCTACGAATAGCTTACGCTTACGAAGCTCGTTAATATCAATCTTAATTTCCATTATTAATCCTTCTTGTGTTGTAGATCATGTACATGTAGCATGATAATTGAGTAGTGGATGACTTTCATTAGATCTTTACGCCATTCTGCAGGAGCATTCTTCTTGCCATAACGTTGGGTGTACTTTAGCATATTCCCTAGACAGAACCCTTCACCATGACCTGAGTCGATGATGAATTCAGTAGCTTGAAATTTATTTTGGGAATAATGTTCGCCGTATGTCTTATTGACGTATTCGGCAATCTCTTGGAGAGTTTGACCCTCATTGTATTTATAATCAATTTCTGTAGGGATATTTAGATTTGGGGAAATTCTAGCTTTAATTTCATCAGTATATTTACGTAGTTTTTCTTGGTAATTTTCTAGATTCTTTGCCATTTGCAGGTCTTGTTTTGCTTCTTCACTTAACTCATCATAAGTTATATTCATATACGCTCCTCAATTAAAAAAATCATCTAACGTTGTAGATTTAACCACAGTCTCAGGTAATTTGTTGTACTTACGTCCCTGCCAATGAGGATATGCATCTCGAGATAGATGGATAGACTTAGGCTTCTCCATATATGCAAAGTCTAGTTCACCCTTATCATTGATCATACGATCTACCCATAGGTTAAACTTTACCTTGCCAGATGAGCATAAAGTCATCATCTCATCTTTGAATGCAAGACGCACAGCATTCCTTTGCTCCCATGATCCATGGAAAGGAGTGCCTTTGTACATACCGGTCTTAGGCAGTGCACGTGATTCGTTCTCAATAGGAAGAAGCTCATA